CAAATAGCAACCTTTACATGGTCAGGATCAAGCAACTTTGGAGCAAGTTTAGGTACGATCTCTTTTCCAAATGCACTTTTTCAAGTGACGAAGATCAAGCAACTTTTGAACAGATTTCAGTTCTTTAGATCAGCAGTTGAGGTTCAAGTGAGGTTAAATGGAACAAGCTATCACTTTGGAACATTGTTGATTGCATGGGTACCACACATCAGATATGGAGTTGGTTCAGGCAACTTCATAAACCCATTTCAACATATAGTGACAGCATCTTCAGTTGACCACAATACAATCTCAGCAAATACAACAACAACTATGAGGTTCACAATACCATATATATCACCTATGGACTATTGGGACATGCAAGAGGATCCGAATGCGGAGGCAATGGGCAAGTTTGGCACTTTGGCAATTTTTGTCAAAGTACCACTCAGGCTCGCAACCGATTCATCTACACCCACATTGACAGTAACGGTGTTTGCAAGTTTCAAGAATCCACAAGTGGCAGGCATGTCATTGAGGACTTCAAGTTTGGAAGAAAGTTCAGAACGACTTGATGAAGCAGAAAGGAAGAAGGAGAAGAGAAAGCAGGACAGATTAGGAGCAAGAGCACAGTCAGGCAGCGAAGAAGGATCAGATCTGGAAGACTCAGGAACAGACTCAGACGAAGGATGGTCAGATTACCATGGCTTTGTATCAGAAGATGATGAGAACTTGTATAACCCAGAGTACCATGTTATGATACATGGGAAAGTGGTCAACAAGTCTCAAGCAAAATTTGATTTTGAATTTGAACATAACAAACACAGAGTACAATGGTTCAGACGTCTTCAAGCAAGACTACAACGACCAGAGGCACAAGCAGGAAAGGCAGAACAAGTGACCAAAAGTAAAGAAGGAGTTACAGCAGCAATTGCAACTACCAACACACGCAAAGCCATAACGAACATTGTCACCGACTGGGCAACAGTTGGAGTCAATAAGTTCTTTACAATGATTTCAGGTGGTTCAGCAATGGACAAACCAACAAGCGTAGAGACAGTGAAGAAATTCATGCTTGGACAAAGTTCAGGCTTCTCGTTTGTGAAAGGCATAGATGGATGTGAGAAGTTAGCAGCAGACCCACAGAACCAAGTAGGCAATGACCCTAGCATGTACATCAAAAAGGACTATGATAAATTTGATAATTACAAGCTCAGACCAGCAATTATTGCCTATGGCTCTTGGGATGCTTCAGCTTCTCCAGATGCAGTGATTGGAAGAATACAAGTGACACCTACTTTTGCTTTCAATGCAAGCTCACCACCAAATACTATCATCTACCCAACTCCTGTTGGCTTTTTAGCCGACAAATTCACCTTTTGGAGAGGGGGAATGAAGTATTTGATTGAGTTTGAAACGTCAAAGTTCATTACAGGAAGAGTTCGTATACTTTGGATTCCAGATCCAGCCTACAGTAGCACTATCTCAGCTCTTGATTTTGGAGATAATGTAGGTCATATAGTGGATATCACAGGAAGAACAGTCTACAAGTTCACAATACCATATCTTCAGAAGGAGAGATATCAACCAGTGCTTGGCTACAGAGAAGCATCGGATCCTACCAACACTTCATGGGTTGGGAAGAATGGGCAATTCATTATGCAGACGATTGTGCCCCTTACGGTATCAGATTCAAGCGCAGATGCAGCAGTGCACTACGTGATATACCAGTCGGGAGCGGAAGATTTTGAAGTTGCAAGACCAAAGGGGTTACCATTAGCAGACATTGGAACAAATGGTCAGTACCTCGATGGAACATCCATGCCAACACTAGTGGATGTAGACAAAAAACTGGCCAAAACAGAAGAGAGAGAGGAAAGAATCAGAAGTAGAAAGGATGCTAGAGCACAATCTGGCGCAATGGAAATTGATGATGATATGAATGCGATCACAGCATTTGAAAAGCCATTTCCTTCTCTCATACCATCGACCACGATGGTGACCAAAGGCTTTTCAATGGGCGAGAGTATTTCAAGCTTTACAGAGTATTGCAGAAGATATCAGTGGTTAGGAACATCAGCACCTTCAGGACCAACTTATCTTTCACCAATGACATTCTCAACAGGAACAAACTTTTTCAACCCTCTTTATCGCATTATGCGATCTTT